GAAACATCATTGTCGGTTACATTGAAGACGAAAACGGCCGGCGCGAAATCACGGAAAAAATTAAAACGGCAATACCGGACGAAAAAAAGATCGATGTCAAGATGAATGACGCGGCGATTAAAGAGCAGGCAAAGACCATCGCCACCGCCCTGGAATGGAAAGCAAAGGTGGATATCGCCCAGGCGCAGGAATCGGCCAAAATCCTGGTTGCCGCGTTCGGGTCCGTCAATACTGGAATAACGTCCACGGGGACGCTGCTGGGAGGGTTGTTCAACAATCTGGAAAAAGCGCGGGGATGGGACCGCGATATTATCGAGGACCAGATTAAAATGGAAAACGAGCGGCGCACGAAGGAATTTGACGCTCAGCAGAAGATCATTGAACAGCAGACGCAACTTAATGAATTGAAGTTGAAGCGGTATCAGGAAGGAAACTCCGCCATTTCCATTAGCGCCGAGGGATTGCAGCCGCACCTGGAAATGATTCTCTGGGAAATCCTAGAGAAGATACAGATCCGCGCCAACGAATCCGGCGCGGAATTTTTGCTGGGGATATAAGATGAAAAGGTATTTTAGAAAAAAACTGACCGGCATCGGTTCAATCCGCGACTGGATTGGCGTCCGTGATGATTTTACACTTTTGGATTGGCGAATCGCCTATGGCCTTCCAATCTTTAAAGAACGCGGCACATGGGTGGCCTTCGCCGTAGATTTGAAAAAATGGAGAAAATCGCACCCGGACGTCCGAGAGGAATCGCTCCGCCCGCCTTTTCCGATTGCCATTACGCATGTTACGGCGCTTCGCTGGGGCCTTGTGAAAACAAAAACGCGCTTTATTGATCTTTGAAATGAAAAAGCATGAAGCAAAAATGGGGGTTAAAAAAATGAATGACAGAAAGAAAACTCAAAATGCAAATCAAGAAGGAGAAAAATCATGGAAAAAACAGAAATGAAAAAACAGACAGATGACGTTCTTTTAAACCGAGTCGAGGCGCTCGAAGAATTTTTTGGGCGGCCTTTTCACGAATTTGTCACCTGGAAGACCGCCTACGACTTGCCGCTTGAAAAACAAAACGGTTTCCCGGCGTTGTCAATGAAAAAATTTCAAAAATGGGCCGAAGAGCGCGGCGTAGCCGATGTAAACCCAAAAAATATAACCACTACCGATCTCGAAACGTATCGAAAAAAAATGTCCCTTCTGGAAATGCCCTCGCGCCCGCTTGATAGGATTCAGGCAATTTCCGCGTTTGTCGGTTATCCGCAGCACATTGTCTTGGCCTGGCAAAAAGATTTTGTTGACTGCCCGATCACAAAAAGCGGCCGGAAATATCAGGTTGACTCCCGCGAACTACTTGTCTGGATGTTCAAATCCAATATTCAAATGGGGCACCATCGTGAAACCTTCGAACTTTGATCTGACTCAGCAACGCCATTTCGTCGCAGTCCATGAGGCCGCGCACGCATTCGTCGCCTGGATTTATGGTATGTCGTTGATATCCGTTTCGGTACGCCCGCAACCATACAAAACTAGTCAAATTGATGGAATTGTTGAAAGCCGATTTTGCGAAACTGGGCGCGCAGACGCGATAACATTTGCAATGTTTAGCGTACCGCGCGTTTTTGAGATTTTAGCGGGCCGTGGGGGCACTGATTTTTTCTTGCCGTCAATGCCGACCGGAAGCAGTTACCAGCATGACTTTCAAAATCTTGCAGCTTTAAAGTCACTTGACAGCCTGACACTCAAAATGCACGCTTGGAAATCGGCGCACCCAGACGCAACCACAGAAGAATTTTATCAAAATTTTAAAAGTCACCTTTATAAAATATTCAAAACCAAACGCGCAGCATGCGCCATTTTGTCACTCGCTACCGCCTTGCAAGAACAAGGCACACTCAGCGGCCAGGAAGCCGCAAAAATTTTCATGGCAGTTTACGGCAAACAGTTGCCAAAGTGGTCATTGCCATTGGAGCGCCACCAAGGTTTTCAAGAACGTGTCGGCCGAATGTCATTTGCTGATTTGATGAGAAAAGTTAAAATCTACGCAAAAATTTTGCGCGACGAAATATTGCCGAATCAAGATCAGGATCATAACAGTGTCGCGGAAAATGCTGTCATCCAAAAAATTGCAGATCAAATTTTATATATCCGATTTCTGGCGGCCGAGGATGAAACGAAAAATAAATGAAATTTTTTTCCCCATCCAATCAAGGGCGGAACCTTGAGCCGCCTCGGTTGGAAAAGTGGCCGGACTCCGGTCCGGCCACTTGTTAGCAAAAATCATTTTAACATTAAGGGAGTAAAATGCAGACGAACGAGAAAAACGGCCTTAATGAAGAGATCAAAAGAGAAATCGCCTTTTTTGCTATTTACGGATTGATTTCTTGCATACTTAAGCCACGTAGCAAGGCGGAATTTGTTGAAGCTCACAGAGTTATTTTTGATCGGAATTCTTTGGAATTAAAGCAATTGGCGGCGCTATTGAACACCGATTCAGAAAAAATACAAAAAGAGATTTTTGCCACTTTAACGGCGGCAGGTTTCCCGTGCGATACGGAAAGGAAGCATTAATTGACCAAGTTTTTCTCCAAAGGTGCGCCAATGAAAAAATGTTTTATTGAACCCCTGAAGATTCCCGTATCGGTAACGAACGGGCTTGCACTTGCACGGCCGGGAGAAATCTTTGGGGGTTATTTTCAATATTAACCGAAAAGCGACGCGCGAGAATGGGCCACGTTCAACGATCAGCTGACGGCGCGATAGATTGGATTGGTTAAAAAACAAAAGTAAAGGACACGGAAGTGGAAAACCAGAAACGGGAAACTAAAAACACCGATGATATAAAAAAACAGGTCCAGGCAAGAGCGGAAGCGGAAAAAATAGACTTTGAGAACCGGGGAAAAAACAAACCTGACGACAATAAAGAAAATTCTCCATATTTTATGAAAGGCAGTTATCTTTGCCGAACGAAGTACACGAAGGACGGAGGCGAAGTGACTGTGCCCCTGTGCAATTTCAGCGCCCGGATCATTGAAGAAAACATCATCGATGACGGCCAGGACAGCCAACACCTTTTCACAGTTGAAGGAAAGTTGTTTGATAAAATCCCCCTGCAAAAAATTGAAATTCCAGCGGAAAAGTTTCGGGGCTTAAGTTGGGTTTCAAAGTGGGGTTCACGTTGCTGTCTTGAGCCGGGACAAACGATTTCTGAATTTGTCCGGCATTCTATTCAAAAGGCTTCACCGGATGCGCCGGTTTTAACGCATTACGGTCATTTAGGTTGGCGTTCTATCGATGGTCAATGGTGTTACCTTCACGCGGGCGGCGCTATCGGATGCGCTGAGGGCGTTTCAGTCAGATTAAGCAGAGAACTTGAACGCTACGCTCTCCCCCTGTCCCCCTCAAACGAAACAGAGAGAGCGAATTTTCAGGAAAATAAAAAAAAGGGACTGCAAACATCCTTAAGTTTTTTAGACATTGGAAACCGGGCCGTAACAATGCCTATTTGGTGCCTTGTTTACCTTGCACCATTGACCACACTTTTGAATCCCATGCCAAATTTTTCAGGTTATCTTTTCGGGCAATCGGGCACGTTCAAAACAACGGCGGCGCTTTTGGCGCTGGCCCACTTCGGAAATTTCAGTGGGGCCGAAAGCCTTTCCAATTTTGACGATTCAACGGGCATCTTGGAAAAGCGGTCATTCACTTTGAAAGATAGCCTGCATGTGATTGATGACTATCACCCCAGCGCGAACCGCAAAGCAGCCGAAAGCAAGGAATCCATAGCACAACGGATGATCCGGGCCTATTCGAACCGGACGGCGCGTGGCCGGTTAAATTCCGATATGTCAGAACGCGGGCGTTATGAACCGCGCGGCATGATGATCATGACCGCTGAAGAACAACCAACACTCGAAAGCACACTGGCGCGTGTCTGTATCATCGAAGTGACCGAAGGCGCGTTGGATCGGGCCAAACTTTCAGCAATCCAAAAAAACGCGGATGCCCTTCCCTATGCCATGACTTCATATTTATCATGGATAAAGGACAACATTGATGAAATCAAAGAAACTTTTCCGGCACGGTTCCGGGCGCTTCGTGAACAGGCCGCATCCGAAGGCTTTCATAAAAAGTTGCCAGAACAGGCCGCTTTTATGGGGTTCGCGCTGGAAACGGCCACGGCCTTTTTTAATGAAAATGGCGCACTATCCAACGAAGCCGCCGCCGCGCTGGTTTCTGAAGGCTGGGGAATATTCCGAGACCTTGCAGCAAAGCAGCAGCAACGCATTGAAGATGATGACCCAGTTCCTTTGTTTTTTGATGTTTTGTCCGTTTCGCTTATGCAAAATTATGCCAGGCTTGACGCCTGGCCGGGAACGTCGGGCATAACCATCGGCGGCGGCGAACAGATTGTGGGCTGGTATGATGCGGATTTTTTATATTTGAACCCTTTGGCAGTTTGGAACCTTGTTCAACGCCGATGCATTTCAGAAAACACCCACTTTCCATTTACCAAAAACACTTTCTTTAAAATGCTCAAGAATAGAAAAATCATCATGCCGTCATCCGACGGACAGGCTGCCACACCGATCAAGATGGACGGAAAATTAAGGCGGCTTTTGAAGATAATAGACAGGGGGATATATTGCAAAACAGTAACTTCAGTAACTTAATAAAAATAACATTATATCTATATGAAATATCATGTGTTTTATGGTTACTGATTTTTGTTTTTATCAGTAACCTTCCAGTAACTTCAGTAACCCAAATATCAAAGGTTACTGATTTGGTTACTGAATGGTTACTGATTTTACCTAACAAAATATCGTTGTTTTATGCATTATTTCAAATAGATGGGCTTCGGTTACTGAAGTTACTGGCTTTTGACACATCCCCCCCCTGCGGGTTATTTTTTCTTTGCTTTGGAGGTTAAGAAATGGCGCTGAAAACGTGGATCATAGACATCAAAACCGCCGAAGGCGGATCGGGAAGCGAAGCGATAATTGACCATGAAGCGGCGCGGTCTGAATATTACGTTGATTCCATTATTAGGCTGGCCGTTATGGAAATAGAAATGAATCTGAATGGCCAGCAATATAAATCCACGGAAGAAACAAAACGCGCTGAAGATCATATTGAAGTCATAGCAAAAAAAATCATAACAGGGGAATCTTCCAATTTTAAAGAACTTCGCGCGGCGTGCGCTACGTGGGTTGAAGTGGCCAGGAAACCACCGGCGCCGCCCGTCATGACGTCACTTTTTGAGGGATTGGAAAAATGAACATTCTAGAATTGATCAGCGGCGACGGCTTCACGTTCAAGCGAGTAGCCGCAACACGCGGCGGCGAATATGCTGGGCCGTGTCCTTGGTGCGGCGGGGATGATCGATTTCTTATCTGGCCAGAAAACAAAGGCGGGCGATATTGGTGCCGGGGCTGCGAACGTTCAGGCGATGCAATCCAATACATAAGGGATACGAAGGGTCTTTCTTTTGCCGACGCTTGCCGGGCGCTGGGAATCTCAAAGGCCGGATACAGGCGGAAGCGGTCAAGGCCGACACAGGAAAAGCCGGTCTTTCGGCCAAAGCAACACGCTGATCCGCCGGAACTATGGGCGCAAAAAGCTGAAACGTTCCTGAAGGACGCACAAGCGAACCTTTGGACACCCAGCGGCCAGGCGGCGCGCAAAATTCTTTTCAATAAGGGTCTGACAGAAAGAACGATCCGCCAGGCGGGGATCGGGTTCAATCCGGCGGAGTTTTATCGGGATCGGCGCGGCTGGGGACTTCCCCAGGAAGTCAGAAGCGACGGAAAACCGAAACTTTTGTGGATTCCCGCGGGGCTGGTTATTCCCCTTGCCCCTCTTCCAGGACAGAAAGCGCAAGGCCAAGATCAAAACGGCGTGACGCGGCTGCGGGTCCGGCGCTCAGATCCGGGCGATGGTGCGCGCTATGTGATCGTAGCCGGATCGACAATGGCCCCCATGATTTTAGAGTCAGAAAATAATATTTTCATCATCGTTGAATCAGAACTCGACGCCTGGCTTTGCTGTCAAGAAGCCGGAGATCTGGCCGGCGTCATGGCAATGGGCGCAGCGGGCATGAAACCGGATCAAAACGCGCACGCGCTTTTATTGGGGGCTTCGCTGATTCTGAACGGATTGGACGCTGACGAAGCGGGTGCTCGTTATGCCTGGAAATTTTGGCCGGAAACGTATGGCCAGAAAGTAATCCGCTGGCCCGTGCCCATCGGCAAAGATCCGTCGGACGCCTGGCAACGCGGTTTGAATATCAGGGCATGGATCGAGGCGGGACTTTCGGAGTCTATCAATTAATTGTGGAGGTGTTTCGATGAGTGAAGAAAAAACGATTGAATTTTTTAAGGACATAAAAGATGTGCTGGCTTACTTGGGCGCACGGGGCTGGAAGACTTCAAGGAATTCCATTTACCGTCACGTTAAAGAGGGGAAATTGTGCCGAAATAAAGAAGATGTTTTTGAGGCGCGCGCGGTCAATCTATATGCCAAAAGAAACTTGCAACGCCTCTTTGAACCATACTGGGATCACTTGTCTTCCGAAGAGAAAGAACCGCACCCCGACGGCAGTGGCGATGCGGAAAACACGCTCACAGATATTAAAGCCGTAAGTATTTACCTGTCTTCACGGGGCTGGTTAGCGCCAAGGCAAACCCTTTACCGGCACATTACCGAACGAAAATTAAAGCGCAATTCTAAGGGACGATTTGAGATCATTTCAGTTGAAAAATATGCCAGGAAAAACCTGAAATGCATTGATATGAAAACCCCATCATCTGACGAAACAGCACATCTTTTCCAGACAGCTATGGAAAAGTTTTTCCGTGACAAGGCGGAAAAAATAATCAGTTTTGTAGCCGGCGATGCAATAACGGCGGGCGCTTTAGAGGAATTCCTGACCAGTGAAGCCGGGGAATATTTCAGGTTCGACTTGACCAAGAAAGTCACAGGGGAAACCGATGAATAAAACAGAATCAATTCCAGGGGAACAAACCACGCTACAGGGAGACAACCAGTCGGCATCTGACTATCTTTTCTATAACCTGGCGGATGTTTTAAGATATCTTCAGCACCAGGGCTTTAAGCTTTCGCGGCCTAGTTTATACCGCCACAACAAAGAAGGGAAGATAATACCCGATGCAACGGGGAAGTATAGCCAAAAGGTTGTTGATCGTTATGCCATGACATTTCTGAAGATGGCCGCCACGGGCCGACGTAAACATGACGGAAGCAGATTTTTGCAATCTGAAAAAATGGAACTCGAAATTAAAACGCTCGAAGAGGACCTTGCATTGAAACGCCTTAAACGCATGGCCGAGGAAGGACAAACCTGTCTTGTCGCTGATGTCAAAAATGCCGCTTTTACCGCTGGGCGACATGTGCGGGATACGATCTTGAGCATCCCGGCGCGGATTTCCGCGATTCTGGCGGCGGAAACCGATGAACGCAATGTGTCAGAAATCATCAACGTTGAACTACTGCACGCATTGGAAAAATTGAGCGATATTACAACCTTTAAGCACTCCCAGGAAGAATAAGAAAATGGGAAAAAACGTCAATGTCTCAATGTCTTGCCCATATTTTTAACTATGCCTGGGTGAATATCGAGCCTCTGCGTATCCGTATGGAAAAAAATTCTGGAAAGGACCCGCTGCTTTTTACAGACAGATCGGCAATCTAAGCCCAAAAGCGGCAATTTTTTTGCCATGCTGGTTCGTTAAAGAGGGAATGGGGGAAGGATGGATATCGAATCAATAGCGCCGATAAGATGGGAATATCAGGCGGCGGATAATTTCCAGCGTATCCTTCCCGATAGTCTTCAACACGAACCCATTGAACGCCTTGCCACGCGTATCAGAAATACTTTTATTGATATGAGACAGTACGACGAGCAAATAAGAGCAAACGAAGACATTCCGCCGGAAGTAAAGGTCTGGTTAGTAATCCCTTAAGAAATACCCCGCGTGCGTGTCCGGCGGGCATTACCGAAACAAACCGAAACAACCAGGGTAAACACCCGGACTGTTACCGGATCGTTCTTCGGCAATGAATGATACTGATTATTTTTGTTTACGGATTTGCTTTTCTGTTTTCTTCAGGAAGTCGGACATAGCTTCTTCAAGAAGATCATTGATAGGCCGCTCAAGGTCAATGGCGCGCTTCTTGAATTCCTTGAGCAATTCGTTATTGATCTGGGTTGTGAACATTTTCTTTTCCATGTTGGTAATAATAAAACAAAGTTATCAATATATCAAGAATTTATTTATTGACATTATTTCAATATTTATATATTGAAATATTTAATTCAATTTTAGACTGAAAGGAGAATATGAAAATGCAAAGCAATGAATTAAGGGACAGCGTTAAAGCTATCGAAAATGCATGTAAGATTGAGCTAATTGAACCCT